TAACACCGTGAGCGTTTAAATATATAGTTGTGTTTCTTTTTTTAGCAAATAGTCTAAATTCAGAAGCCACTTGGTAATCGTAATCGTGTGAATTGCCAGTTAACTTTTGTAGTGTAGGGTCTTTGCTTAAACTATTGTAAGGGTCAATTAACAAAGCATCATAGTTCCAAGCATCTTTTATTTGGTTTGATTCTTTTAATAGATTTTTATAAGTATACAATTCGTCTACATCTATAATTTTAAAATGATTGTTTGCCCAATTAACTGCATTTTCTATTTGTGTATCACTTGCTTTTTGTATTGGTGTACCCATTTTAAATTCTATGATTTTTCTTAAAATAGATTCAGGTGTGTTTTCACTTGACCATATTAAAAACTTTAAATTATGTTTAATTGCCCATAAAACAAAAAGGTAAATAATAACAGTTGTCTTACCTACGTTTGCGTGACCTATTATTAAATTAAAATTACCTTGCTTGTATCTTAAAAACTCATCTATTTCAGGTATGCCTATCTTTAAACCTTCTTTAACCCTTCCATACTTAATATCTAATATCTTGTCTTGTAGTTTCTTTGCTTGTGCTATCATAATCCTTGTGGTGCTTTAGCGTATTTTTTAATTGTTTCTTTGTTTTGTTCGTTTCTGTTAGATTTTATGTGATAACCTGTTATGTGGTTTACGTTGTAATTCCAAAAGTCAACAGGAAAAGGTTCGTTTTCTTTAAGTCTTTTCATTTAATAAATGTACAAAAAAAAAGGGGGTGGTTAAACCCCCATTAAATTAAAATGGTAAATCAGCAGTTTCACGTGCAGGGTTCTGTTGTTCGTTGCTCACGCTACCAATGTGATTTGATATTTTCCAACCGTTAATACTGTTGTAGTATTTTCCGTTGTACTCATTACCACGCAAATTGATTGAAACGTTTACAGGGTTGCCTACTTGAAAGTTATTTATTTGAAGTATTTTATCACCCATAAAATCTATAGCAATGTCTTGTGGGTATTTTTCATCCGTTGTTACAACGATTTGACGTTTTGCCCAAGCCTTACCTGCTTTAGAAGTTCCTTCTTCAGTTTCTGAAATAAGTTTGATGTTTCCGATAATATCCATATATAGTTATTTTAATTGATTTGTTTTTATATTTAGTTGTGTAATATGTTTTTTTTACTCTACAGTTTTGCAAGTTCATCAGCTACCTTTTTTGATACCTTGTACTTGGTCTTAATAGCTTCTATTGAACCACCACCTTTTATAAATTCTATTGCTTTACTGTATTCAGGTGTATTTGGGTTTAGCCATTTCTGTTCTTCTACTGCTTTATTACTTGCAGTATTTCCATCATCATCTTCTGATTGTAAACCTAAAAGACTTGAAAGTGTGTAACGTCTGTAATATGTAATGCAGCTACCTAATTTCTGTGGGTCTGTTATTTCAGGTAATTTTAAACCACTTATAACACCACCAGTTCCATCAATACAAAGCAGCTTACTTACTACCATATCTTCTTCAATAGGTTGTAAAAGTAAAAGCCTGTGCTTTTTAAGTAATGGTTGTAGTTGTTTGATAAGTGAATTAATATCAAAATACTTTGATTTATAAAAAGGATTACTTGCATCCTTGCTAATTGTACCTATTTCTTGTTGTAGGTTAAATAGCTTTTCATTAATACTTGTTTCTTTCTTACTCATTGTTCTTTAAGTTTAAGATTAATTGATTCTTTAATTGTTCGTTTTCGTATTGCAGTTCTAAAGTCTTACCATAGAGTTCCGCCTTTGTAAATTGTTCCATATTGTAAAGATACAAAAAAATAATTAACAAAAAAACCCCAACATTTCTGAAGGGGGTGTTATAAAATTATGCTATATGTTTTTTAGTAATTTCTCAAAATCATCTACAGCAATTCTCAAGGGGTGATTTTTTTCCTTGTCTATTAAGTATTCTTGTTTAGCAAAAAACGCTTTAATAAAAACAACTTCATCTTCATTACTCCCAAATATAGGAATATTTAAATGCCTTTTTAAAATACGTATTGTTTCTTGTAGTTCTTCTGCCCTTTCCATAAAATCTTCATCAAATGCTTCGTCACAAAGTTTTGCTAAAAAATTTAATTGTTTTAATTGTTCTTCTAAATTGTTACAATCTTCTACGGTTACTAAATTATCTAATATATTGAATGGTTCGTGATGCTCTTAACACCTTTTATTAATTGTTTGTCATTATTGACAGTACAAACATACAATCTTTTTTTTAATAAACAAATAATTAACAAAAAAAAGGGCAAGAAATTAATCCTACCCTTTCAAACAAAGAACAATATTACAAGAGAAAATCAAGTAAACTTTTTAAGCCTTTGGCTATATTTTTGTATCATATCTTCCAACTCTACATTTGTAAATTTAACAAGTTTACGACTATCTTCTAATAGTTTTTCAGATAACTTATAACCAAGATATAAACTATATTTATATTGTTCGCCATATCTGAATACATTACACCCTGCACATTGTGGTTTAACGTTTCTTTCATCCCAACGTATAGAATAGTGTTTCCTGCTCATAAAGTGCCCTGCTTGAATTTCTTTCCAAAAGAACGTCTTATTGCAAGTAACACAAATACAATTTTTATTGTTGTCCGCATTGCTTAATCTTATATACTGGCTAAATACTGTATCAAGTTTTTTTACAAGTTTACTTCTTGTTGGTTTTTTAATTTTAGGCATCTATGAGATTTCTTAAATCCTTTTCATTCATATGTGATTCTAAAATATAACCATCTAAAGGACTTATTAAAGATATAGCCTTGTAGATTTTTCTGCTTATTGCTTTTACTTCTTTCTTTTCTGTTTTAGTAGAATCTATACCGAGATTGGTATACATAATTGCATCTATTTCTAATAGTGAATCTACTTTCTTTTTTAAAGACCAAGTTTTATAACCCTGTATTTTTCTTACTTTTTCATCTATTCCCAAAACTTATATTTTAATTTAATATTTATAATTATTTTAATTTTATAAATTCTTTTAGAATTATTATTTAATAATAACAACTATTTAAAATGTCAAAGTTATATATTTTATTTGATTAAAAAAAACTTTTTAAAAATTATCTTCCTTGACCCTTGTATTTCTTGCTGTAATTCTTTGAAGATTTTAAAGCTGATTGATTGTTTTTACTGTGTATACCCTTACGTTTTATCTTAACCTTTTTATAGTTAGAAGTTATTTGCTTTGCCATTATTGATGTTTTGAATTACCAAATACTTTTTCTACTCCACGTGAACCAAAGTAACCACCTATAACAATAGATAATAAACCAGTAATAGAATCCAAAGGATAACCTAAATACCAACCTATTACATAACTAACAGTTAAAAATACTAATGTTAACGGTCTAACGTTTGAAGATAACCAAGAACCACTACGTGCATCAGCTACCCACCTTCGTGTAGTACCATCTATTTCAGCACGTTCTATATCAAGTTTCTTTAAAGCTATCTGTTTGTCACCATCAGACATATCAGAACCACCTATAATAGCCTGTATAACGCTTCCTACTGGTGTATTACCTGCAATAGCACCAACTACATCAGGTATCTTATTTAAAAGGAATTTACCTACTTGTGTGTCTTTGAACTTTTTCTTGTCCATAGTGTGCTACCTACTGTATTAGTATGTCCAGATGGAATTATTTTTGGTTTCGTCATTGTCGCAATGGATAAAAGTTTTTGCAACTCCCAACCTACGGAATCCTGCTTTGATAAGGGCATTAATAATAATGTATCTTTCGTTGCCACTTCCCACCGCAATATCAGCGGCTTTTCCAACAAGGTGACTGGAGTTTGATACACCCCCAACTTTTTGGTTATGTTCAACACTTCGGTATCCTGATGTGATTTTAAATGGAATCCCTGCAATACCACGTGCATCGTCAAGCATCTGCAAAAAAGCATTATCCATATTAATGCCACTATTAGGTAGGTCAGGCGAATTAAATTCTTGTGTTTCAAAGTGTAACATATTTTATTTTAAATGAGTACCGTCACAATATCCGTTTGGATTTGTTGTGTTTCCACATTGGCAAGTTTTAGGTTCTTTCATTTTTTCTTTTTAAAGATTTTTTTCTTTACTTCTTTTACTTTATCTTCTACCTTATCAGGTATTCCATCTTTATCAGTATCTTTTAGATAACCGTTGTAAGTTAAAACTAATATTACTGCTGATGCTATTAAAGCTAATGTTATAATAATTATAATTAATTGCATAATTTATTTTTTATTTT